GATCCTTGGTGCAACCACCCCGACATTGTACCGACTTCCCAGTCGGGACAACTAGGGACAGCTACTCCTAAGTTTACCGAGTACAACCGGATCTTAGGTCTTCCCTCATTTCCCACTCTCATCAACGCCCTTAGCGGGCAGGGACTTTCCGCTACACGGACTCTCTCTGGAATCGCCCTTGGGATCCAGAGGCTACTCCGATGAGGAGTAGTTAACCACTCACCTCTTCTTTTCAGAAAGGAAGGCACGTATGGCCTCCTCCACTCTCACCCCGAAGTACGACAGTTCGTCCTCTTACACCTTCGTACTGGTTTCGACCAGTGCGGATGGTGCCACTTTCAAAGTGGATGGACGCGATCTTGCCACGCCCTTTGAAGTCAACGTTCAGCGCAAGCTGACGACTGGCAACAAGACGGGCAATGATCATGTCGTCGTCCGGATGGCGCGTACCGAAAGGAACGCAACCACCGCGAAACTCGCGACCGCCCAGGTCCTTGTGGATATCAGCATTCCAAAAGATTGCTCGATCATCACACAAGCCGAGCAGGTTAAACTGCTCGGCGCCGTGTCGTCTCTTTTGAACGACAATGCGGCACTGCAAGCGACGACCGTCGCTCGCACGGCTCTGGTCAATGGTCGCGATATCTGATGAATCGCTCGACCAAAAGGTCCACGGTGGTCCTTGTAGTTTTAACGTTAATTCTGTTAAAACTCCTGAGTCCATCAGTGGATTTGGGAGCGATCATGACGTCGGTATCTAAGGTTGTTGAAGCCTTGGATATCGTGAAAGAATCGAGCCCCTGAGGGGGCTCCTTTTCAAACTTCGAGAATGGAGTTGAACACTTATCAACGTAAGGAGGCCCTGCATGGAAACGTGCACACAACTCTATGGAACCTTTCTGAGTTCCGTTATGTATGATGGTCTACGCACTTTTTCCCACCTTGGTGTGTTGTCTGTTCTCTCCGACGGACAGTATGAACAGTCCTATCGGATGGCTATGCTGGATATGGATAATATCCGTGAGAAATGGATAAGTACCCTCCGGCATTGCCACGAGCTCCGTGAGGAGATCTCGTGTGCATCCCTATTCGGTAAGTCGCTCGAGAGAGCGATTATCGAGGGAAGACCCTTCAAGTTCTTTGAAGAGTGTAACAGAGCAAAGGGATACAACCCTGGTAGCCTTGCACAGATCGCCTGTGAGATGCTGTTCAATCCAGATGGCACCCGCCGTTTGGATATCGACAGCTATATTCAGGCGTACTCCTATCGCTTTCTCCGGCAGATTAGTCTCGCCTTTTCCAAAGTCGAGACGATAGAGCCGGCGACGGGAGATGAGATTCAGGACTTCGTTAAGCGCGTCATGCGCTCACCTGATCTCTATGCATTGTACGCGAACCCCTACTCGGAGTTCCGTCAAGTCGTCACGATTGCGAGGATTCTCCTCCGTCGGGTTTTGCTTTCCGACGATCGTGAAGATCTTGCTGCTACCCTTCGCCAATGGAATGACAACCCCTACGGGCTTCACGGCCCAGGAGCGGTCAGTGGTGGGGAAATTGGCCAGGAGAAGTGGCGTCTTAGTTTACATCCACGCTTACCGAAAGGTATAGTGGATGGTCAGACTAACGTCTTGTCGATGGTTATGCCATCGGACGGCGAGGAATTCTGCTCGCGACTAGCCTTGGTTCCCAAAGATATCAATCGTAACAGATTGATATGTATTGAGCCCAAGGAACTCATGTTTGCTCAGCAGGGACTGATGAAAGTCCTCACTGAGCTCATTGAGTGCCACCCTCTTACGCGCGATAGCATCACGTTCCATGATCAGGAGGGCCAGTTTTGGCGAAGTCGCCAGAAGAGGTTCTCCACTATCGATCTGGTTGATGCAAGTGACTTGTTGAGCATGAAGCTTCTCAAGTTGCTCCTTCCAAAGAAGGTCGCTGCGTTGTTACTGCGCTTCAGGAGCTCTGCAATAGAGCTACCGGATGGCCATATTCTTCGTGGTCATCAGACGGCATTCACGATGGGAAACGCACTTTGCTTTCCCGTCGAAACGCTCATCTTCTGGGCGTTGTCTACGGCTGCTTGCATTGCCGACGATCTACGAGTCAATAATTGTTGTCTCGGAGACGTAGTGGACTTTGACAAGCTTATCGGCCGCTATCGATGCTATGTATTCGGTGACGATATCATCGTACCGGAACATTGCTTCGACGCTGTCATAGAAGCGCTGCAACAGGCAGGTCTAGTTGTGAATCGTAAGAAATCCTGCGGACCCCGAACACCCGTTCGTGAGTCCTGCGGTTCTTATTGGTGGGAAAGCCATGACGTTCGCATCGTCAGATTCACTACGCACCTAGTAGACGATCATGATCACGCCTTTGCTGTTTGGCAGGATTGCCAAACCTTTGCCAGCTACGGATTTCCAAACGTAGCTGAGGCATTACTCGATCTCGTCCAAGATGTGATTCCCAACTGTAAATTCGACTCGGTTTCCATCCGGTCGAGTTTTAGTAAGGGATCCATACGCTGGAATGCGAAACTCCAGCGTTTAGAGGCTCGAGTTGTCGTGCCCCGAGGCATCGACAAGCGTGAGAAGCTCCCCGGTGACGTTGGCTTGTACGCCTATTTCACTGGTCAAGCTACTACACCCGTCTTGGCCGGGAGGACGCGACGTCCTGTTGCCAGGTGGGTTCCTATATCCGAGTTACCAAGGATATAAAGGAACAGAGGG